ATCTCCCTTACTATCAATACGATACTGGTTCTCTCTTATCCTTTATGGGTGAACAGATAAAGACAACGGGGAAGAACTTATTAGAGCCTCCTACAAGTGGGTCGGTTAGTGGTGTTACATTTACCGTAAATAATGATGGAAGTATTACTGTTAACGGAACTGCTACATCTAACGGAACATATGACTTTTATAGAAGCACAACCGCTCTTCCATCATGGGCAAAATTGGGGCAAACTTACACACTATCATTAACAAATGCTATCAATAGGTTAGACATTTTTAGTTATGATTCAAGTGGAGCAATCACAAATTTGGTTTCTACATCGGGGTATGTTACACGGGTGTTTACAATTCCAAATGATGCCGTTGGTATGTTGGCAAGAATATTTATTACAAGCGGTGTAACATACGGTGTGACTATCTATCCGCAAATAGAAATCGGCACATCCGCATCCGCCTATGAATCCTATCAAGAAGATATCTTATCCTTACCTACACAACAGTATTTCCCTTGGGGAATGGATGGAGTAGGAACTGTCTATGATGAATTAACACAGACGGGGTATGTGAAGAGGTTTGGTGCTGTTGATTTAGGAAATTTACAATGGACATATGATTCAACATATACAAGATTCTATGCAATCATACCAAATATGAAAAACGGGGAAAGGGATGTCCCAATCAACGCTAAAATTCCAAATTATACGGTATATACGAATGATGCCGCATGGGATGGCAGATACGATAAGTCATATTGGGGTAGTACAAATAGGCTTTATATCGTAAATAAGGCTTATACAAGTGCCTCTTCTTTTGCATCGGCAATAAAAGGCACATATATGCGCTATGAATTAGCAACACCATTAGAAAACTACGGAGTAGTAGACCTTGGCAGTTTAACATGGATAAAGACTGGCACAAGATTCGAAGCAACAATAAGCGACATGGTTGTTAAGCCAAATACATGGAATACCAATTTTGTTTTATCAAACGGCATCGTTTATAATTCGGCAATTTCTGGACTTAACCCAAGTGTAGATTGTTGTGGTTCATATTCAAGCAATAAGTTCTTGATTAGAATAGCGGAATATGAAAATTATCAACCGTCAACCTTTCAATATTACATGGAAGGTGTCTACCTTTTATATGAAAAACAGAATCCCACTCCAATAGATTTGGATTTAACCTATAACATCTATAAAGATGGAACGGAACAGTTATATCCATACATCACGATAGATTTGGGAGACTTGGATTGGACTGCCGAAGGTTCGGGATTGGGTGGCGATTATGAAATGACTTCACGGTCTGTTCCGTTCGGCATCGACATCCCAAGTATGTTCAGCAAAGCGGATATATCTTGTAGTGCATATACGACCCGTCCGTATGTTGAAGTCAATACTGGCACAACGGGAATCAGCGTGAACGAAGACGGTAAGATTGTCGTCTACGACCCGAACTATAATCAGTTTGGTTCTGCATCGGCTTTCAAAACGGCAATGTCGGGAGTGAAACTGACATACAGAATCTTCACAACACCGTTCTATGGGGATATCTATTACAGAGGTTTAATTCCAGTAAGCGTGAATGTCTATCCTTTGGGAAGCGGAACAGTAACGGGAAGCGGACAGTACAGATACCATGAGGATGTTACTTTAGTAGCAACACCGAATGATATATACAGATTCTTGCGATACGAAGATGAGAATGGAGATACGCTTTCAACATCTCCGACCTATACGTTTGAAGTAGGTGAGTAAAATGGCAACGAATATTGTTGCGAGGTTCGGGTACGGCTATGAAATAACAGCCGTATTCGAACAGTTTAGGTTTAGAGTTACCGTCACGACAGAACCCAACAATGTGTCAAGTGTCTATCAGTCGATAGACATTGGAGAGACTGGGGATATTGTTACGTTGTGGGCGAGACCGTTCCCCGATTATATTTTTGTAAGATGGTCGGATGGGGAAACCGAGAATCCGAGAACCATCACAATCGGGGAAGAGGACATTTCCCTTGTAGCAATTTATCAAAGAATTGGCGATACAAACGGCATTTACCAATACCGTTGTTTCGTCAAAGACCAATTGAACTTGGAAGACCCTCCGAAGGCGTTCATGAGAGTCGATACTTTCACGGTAAGAACCGACTTGATGACTAATGCAACATCATCTATCACAGTCTTGGAGATGCCTACCAACATCAACGAAGGCGATGTTCTAGTACTGTACGACCCGAAGGGGCAATTCTTATATCATGGCGTTATCAATTCGATTGAGGACATGACGATAGGATGCTCACAGATGCAGTCGTTCTATCACGGCAACTGGATATATTCCGTGTCGCCGCAGGACTTCCTAGAACACGAAATAGCGGTCGTCTTGAAGGATTATGCGGACGGCAAACTAAAAGGCTCGTCCTATATTGATTCGCTTGTAGCACAAAGATTAGGCGGTATAACGATAGATTACAACGGGGTTACGACCGTAAATCTTCCGACCACTTACGAAGAGACGGGAGACGAAGAGAAAGAGCAGTTTGAAGTCGTAGAGATGGAAGAGTTCATCTATTCGCTTTACGAAAAGTACGGCATAGTCTTTGATTTCGAAATCAACTTTTCGGGAGCAAACTATGTGCATATCAAAGTTCCGTCATTTGAGAGAATCAAAGTCGGCAACAATATGTTTGCTATCCAAAATATGCTTCCGATTACCGAAATCGAAGAGACGAACAAACTGGTCATCTATGATTCCAAGAACGTCTACCGCACGACTTATGTCGCAACGAAGAACGGCATCGTTGAGAATCCTGCAACTACGGCAAACCGATTCAATATCACGAATACCGAAATCGTGTTCAGCGACGACCCAGTAGAAGACTTGGTTGCATCGAATCTTCCGAATCAAATGTTCAACCATAAGTTGGAATACGACCTTATCATCAAGAATTTCATCTATGAATTCGGAGATTTCAATTTGGGCGGCGAACTGGATATTTATTACGGCGATGAATATTATGATTCGGTTTTGACTGGATATGAGATAGACAAACAGTCGAATCAAAACATCACTCAAGCGCATTTCATCTGCGGCAAGGTGAGAACATCGCTGACCAAGTTATTGAGTCTTGGAAAGGTTTAATATGATTAAAGAATCAAAATGGAGTCAATACGGCTTTCCAAGAACGGAGGCCGATATTCAAGGTATTACAATCCATGAAACTGGCAATTATGAGATGAACGCCCAAGAATTGCATGACTGGATAGAAAACGAGAACAAAGGGTCAAACGGATGCCATTACGTATGTGATGACATCCAAACCCTTCAAGTCATGCCCGATGACTGGGCGGTCTATCATACGGGGAAAGGGAAAGACTGGGGCAATCAGCACACGATTGCCATCGAAATTTGCTCTTCCCTTTCCAACGAGAAATATCTAAAAGCAGAAGATAGGGCAATCAGTTTAATCTATTCGTTACAGAAGAAATATCATATCCCGTTCGATATGATTTTTTTTCACCAAGATTTCGACATAAAGAAGCATTGCCCCAATCGGATAATCAATGAATATGGCACATCAAAGAATTTTGTTTACCAAAGGATAGAGGAGGAATAACATGGCCATTCAAACACTTCATGATACTGGCTCAACGTATCAAATCACGCCGAAGATGGACGGTGGTACATATGGTACTGCCATCTCGGATTGCGTGTCTCAAGGAATTGGAGATGAATTCTCCATCCAGTACAGTTCAAGTTCCTTAATGGTTCAATTTAACGCAGGGTCACAATGTATTATCGGTGGCGCTTTCTTTAGAACGATGTCATTGGAAGCCGTCACTCTAGTTCCTAACTCAACGGTTTATTTATGTGCCAACATTGACTTATCGAAACCGAACGGACAGACTGGCAGTTTCGTTCAAAGAACGGCATCCAATATGCAGAGTGACAACTTGAACGGAAATGGGGTTTCAAGAGACTTGCTTTTGTATGTCATCACAACTGGTGCAAACGGTGTCACGAATGTCGAAGACAAGAGAGTTATTAGAGGCGATGGAACAGCAATTAACGGATATAACTTTGTTGTGATTTCCGAGAGCGAATATGATGCTCTTGCGACAAAAGATGTGAATACCATTTATTACACATTTGAGGATTAACCATGATTTACCGCAACAATAAAGAACTTCAAAATCTTCATGTTGGGGATAAGGAAATCCAAAGGGTATTATTGGGAGAATCCCTAATATGGGAGAACAACAAGATTGTCGTTTTAAGCGAAGGAAGAACATGGGATATTAGATCTTTATATCCAACCCTGTACAATACGTTTACGTTGGATAATTTCTTCCTTCTGTCAGCAAATAGGGTTACGGGTTCGTCTTCTGTAACGGTAGCCTATGAAGGAGATGTCAAATATCTTTCTATAACTGGAGGACTATCAAAAGAGTACATTGCGTCGACTGGAACTTTGAATGAATATTTGTTCAATAACTCCAATCGGTCAAATGTAATTCCCGTTGTAGTGTCAAAACCAGAAAAACTTATTTACTGCGGCCTTGGCACATCGTTTGATATGAAGACGTTCTTCCCGAATTCATATCAAAGTTTGACTGTCAATAATTTCATCATCAAAACGGTTCGCCATTTCAATGGTAGCGGCCGTGCATATGGCTTGATTTGCAACAACTCAAGGACTTTCCCAGGAAATTGGAGCGCAACTAATACAGAGACTTTAGTAAAGACGTACAATGCCTCGACTGGCATTTTATCGTGCTATCTAAACGATACTGGTAACGCTGATGGAATAGACAGATGGAACAGCAATTCGAACGTCTATCTGTACGCATCGGAGAAGAGTTTCGTATGAGATATACCGTAACGGTTGATTCTAGGGGATATGTCATAAGCATCGCCCATACGGGAAGAACGGACTTTGTCGAACTGAATCTTGATGACTACGATTTAACCGAGGGAAGAATAAGAGCGCACAAGTTAGGCAAGAACAGGTTAATCTTCGACGAAGCGGAGTGGAAGAGGATTCAAGACGAGAATCAGCACAAAGCCGACGAGAAGGAAATTGCCGACCTTGAGCAGAAGTTGGCAGATACCGATTACATCTTCGCAAA